TTAGTATGATTTGCTGATCTGCGCAAGATCGAGGTTGACGGCCACAGCCTGGCCAAACAGCATAACTTCGATCACGGCGCGCCCCCTGTCATCGACGGACACGACCTCACCCGGAAACGATGCGAAGGGACCATCGTCGAGACTCACTCTGTCGCCCGGATTGAACTCCCTCATCATCGCCTTGATGGCCTCCGGGTCGTGCTCTACATCTGCCCGTAATTTCAACATCTTGCTGTCAGGAACTGCCGCAGGACGTTCGGCTCCGCCGATCATTCCGACAACACCGTTGAACGACGAAAGCGCCTCCCAGCACGGAGCGCACCAGACCACGCGGACGAAGATATAACCCGGTAGGAACGGCACAGTGCGCGCGGCCGGACGCATCATTCCGAAGCGGCCGCGACGCCTGACGACGATCGTTTCCTGCGCCATCCAGTGCTCAACCTTCGCTTCTTCGAGGAGCTTATCCACAGCAATATCAGCACCGCGCCGGACCATCAGCACATACCAGCGAGCCGATGGACCTGTTTCTCCCGCTGATGCGAGCAGCGCGCGCTGCCGACGAGAGAGCGCGATTCGGCTATCGCTCTCCTGCCAAGCATGCGTGATGTCGATGATTTCGCCCGAGGAGCGATCTACCCAGCAACGTTCCGCCTCATTCAGCCGCTTCACGTCCACCGCCATCATGATCGCTTGCCTCGCCACGAATTGCCGCTTCGAATGTCGCCAGCCCATCGGGGCCACCTTTAGGGAAGAACACGACAGGTTGGTCTCCCGGATCAGGAATCCATGGCCAGCCACGCCGTGCATGCTCATCACGCCAAGCGTTGAAGACAGCGGAGCCGACCGGCACAGCCTCCATCAGCCCGGCAATGTCGTGCCACCGTTTCGCGAACTTGTGCCCCTGCCGGAATCCGGCCTTGCGGAACAGATGCGCGACCAGCGGCCAACCCTTCCCGGCCTCATCCGGCGCGGAAATCAGGTGCTGCCAGATCCACACGCCCCACACAGGCCCGAACGGCGGCGCGAACTCGTTGAACGGCTTGGCCTGTTTCTCGGGAAGCTTTTCCCAGCGCTTCTCCGCCAGATAGACGCCGTAGGAGCACAACGTCTTGCGTCCGCCAGCCTTGCCGGCGGCGGCGACGTAATCGTCCTGCCGGTCGATTGCCGCAGCACGCTCGACCGCCGAGAGCTTGCCCCACGCCGCCCGGGCAGCCGGCTCTGAGTCCGAAACGAAGGTCGGCCAGGCGGCAAAGGCGCGCCGGAACGCCCGCTCGCCCAGCCCACGCAAACCACCATCTTCCCGCTCGCCTTCAGGCGCGTCTTTCTCTTCCCGTTCTGAATCTGTCGTTCTGAAAGGGTCGTTCTTAGGTGCCGGTCCAGAACCGGCAGGGGGTGCCGACTCTGGACCGGCAGGGGGTGCCGATATACCGGCAGGGGTGCCGACATACCGGCAGGGGGTGTCGGCGTCGCGAACGGCACCAACCGAAGGATGTGCCGGGTCGAGGATGACGCGATAAATATGCGGGCTGTCCCGGCCGTTATCTTCTTCCTGCACGTGCCGCTCCAGATAGCCCGCCTTAACCAGTCGCTCGATTGCGTCGAACACCGTAGAGCGCGCGCAACCCATCTCATCGGCCATCTTGACCTGACTCTTGCGGCACCAGCCAAGATCATCGGTATGGCGGCCGAGGACGCACAGCACCTGTAGGTCGCGCGGCTTCAACGCCGGGTCCGTCGCTGCGCGCGCCGGAATGATCGAAAGACGAGGTCCGCTCATCGCTCCTCCGCCTCCTGCTGAAACCTCTGTGAAATCTCGGCCATGCAGTCCTCGGCCGGCCGCCCCGCCCGCCATTCGGCAAGGATTCGCCGGACGAACCGGCGTAGCGACTTCGCGCGCGCGTCGCGCTTCCCTCTGCGCACCGGGTCGGTCATTCTGCTGCCTCCGCCAGACCGGCGGCCGCAAGCGCCTGCTCGCCCCACTGTGTGGCGGCCGCGTCAGCCATCCCCGGGAAAAACCGGCTTCGTTCATGCCCGCGCGCGGCGCCCGGCGGCATGCGCCAGACCCGGTTCCACCGCCGCCATTCCTCGCTGCCCTTTTCCGGCTCCGGCAGTCTGTTCGTTTGCCGAAGCGGAGCGAGGCCGCGCAGATACCAGCCGGTACCCTTGTATTCGGGATGACCGAACCAAAACGGCTGGACCATATGCGGGCGCGGCACGTCGTCGGGCAGACGGCGGCGGGCAATATCGTGCATTTCGGGGTTTTCGATCGCCACACACCGCACCGGCGCGCGCCAGCAGGCGAGGAACAAGTCAAGCCCGGCCTCGAACTCGGTGATCATGTCGGCCCACGTCCGCCCGCGCGGCAACTTCCTGGGCGGCGTCAGGTCGCCCGGCCCGGAAAGCCAGCGGCGGCCCGATCGGCACAGCCGCGTACACGGCGGATGCGCCACGACGAGGAGGTCCCAGCCATCGGCGAGGATGGCGCGAACATCGCCAACGATATGACGGTTCGAGCCGTCCTCGGCCGGCAGCAGGTCGCACGACCACACATCGTGCCCGCGCGCGGCGAAGGCACGCCGGACGATGCCGGAGAACTCACACCCGACAAGAACACGAAGCGTGCTCACGCCGCCCTCCTCTTCCACGCCCTGAATTCGTCTCGCAGCGCGGTCCAGCGCGCGCGGGCGTCTTCCGTCTGGTTGATCTCTTTCCGGCTGGTCACGCCGAGCAGGCTGCGCAGCCGCGCGGCCGCGCGCTCGTCCGTCGCCGGGCTGTCCAGCCCGTGGCAGTCCATCAGCCAGCGCTTGAAGGCCGGGTCCGCGCACAGCATCGCCGCTTCGGTCGTATGGTCGGGCGCGCCGCGTGTCGGCGGGTCATGGCGCGCCTGCCCGCGCCGCGCGGCCTCTATCGCGCGATCGACCAGCCCGAGCAGGAAGCGCAGGTCCTCCGGCGCGGCCGCAGCAATCTCCATCTCCTCCGGGCTGGCCAGCCGTTCGAACCGCGCGATGGCCACGACCGAGCCGTCACGGCCGCGCGCGTCAAGGATCGTCGCTTCGCCGTCGGCCGACAGCATCCAGCGCGCGCTGTCGATCGCGGCGACGCGGCGTCGGATTGCCGAAAGACGCGGCGCCTCCCCCATCCTATCCATGTCCGCCCCCCGCTATGGCGCGCCGCACGGTCGAGGCATCGTTCTGGCCGAAGATACGCGCCAGATCGGCGGCCGACAGGTCCTCCCGCTCGCGCGCGGCGCGGAGGATCGCGGCGCGTCTCGCATCCCTGGTCGCGCGCGTGCCGCCGCAGCCGCGCAGCGCGGTCGCCGGGATGCCGCGCTCGCGCGCGACCTCGGCAATGATCTCGGCCACCGGCCGCTTCGGCCGCGCCTGCACGTCATAGGCGCGCACCATGATGATCCGCGCCTCCTCGCGCGCCGAGGCAAGGATGGCGTCCGCCGCGTCGCGCGCCGCGCGCACCAGGGCCTGCGCCCTCGCCTCCTCCTCTCGCATCTTGCGGCGCATCTCCGCGAGCGCGCGCCTGCGCTGGGCCGCGCTGTAGAATTTGGGGTTGTAGCCGTGCGTGGTCATTGCCTGCCCCGATGCTCGCCCGCCGTCATCGCGACGCGCCCTCTTCACGGGAAACAGGCGCTGCAACAGCCTGTTTGCGCATGTTTTTCAGGATCGCCCGGATAGCGATGCGAGGCACCTTTCGGCGCGGCGGTCGCGGTTCCGCGCGCCAGAATCGCCAGGGCTGGATGTCGAGCACACGACAAACCAGCAGGTAGTTTTCAGCCGATAGCGGCTGCTGCCCTCGCCTCGCCCGGCTCCACAAGGTAACATTCGTCTCCGGCCAGCGCGCGACCGCGCCGCGCACGGAAAACCGCTCACGGTCGAGCCTGTCGGACACCGCGTCGGCAAAGCCGCGCCAGTCGATCTCAGCCATGGGCCACCTCCTGCCCGTCTTCTGTGAGCACGACGTCGAAGTCGCTCGGGTGATGGCCGAGCACCGCCCACAGCCGCGCGCGCGGCACGGACGCGAAAAGGCGACCGGACCAGGCAAGACCGAACTCGGCACGGGTAACGTTGGCGGAGCGACGCAGCTTGACCTTGCAGCGATCCAGCGCCGCCGCGCGCCGCATGGGAGCGGTCAGCCCGCCGACGGCATGCACTGCGCGCGCCCGCAAGAACAGGCGCAGCATGGCGGGCGAATAATCGGGCCGGCCGATCATCGCAGCACCCATATTGCCGGGCGGGCGTCGCCCTCGGCGCAGGTGGCGAGCACCGCCCACGCGAGAAACAACACGGCCACGGAAGCAAGGCATCGTTCGAGCATCACGCCGCCCTCACACCCGCATCGGCATCTGGACGATGCGCAAGCTGTCGTCGTCGCTGGTGATCAGGCAGGGCGACGAGGCGAGGTCGCCGCGCTCGGGCGCAAACGTCACGCGGTCGCCGCCCAGCTCGGACAGCGCCGATATCAGGTAGTCGACATTGAAACCGCCCTCGAACGACACGGATGCCCCCCCCGTCCAATGCAAGCGTTTCCGTGGCCGACCGGCCCTCGGACGCATAGACGAGCGACAAGGTCATCACGCCCTCGGCGCCTTTCAGCTTCACCCCGCGGTTCCGGCCCGCGCCGAACTCGCGCATGCGCATCAGCACGCGCAGAAGCCGAACGCGGTCGATGGAGAACGCCGGCTGCGGATCGCGCGGAATGACCTGGAAGATGTCGGGAAACGTCCCGTCGATCAGCTTCGCCGACAGCGTCATGCCGGCGAATTCGAACCGTGCGCGCGGCCGCGCTGTGCCCGAACCCGGCTCGACGCCGGCGAAAACGCAGGCTTCCGGCTCGCGCTTGACCGAGCAAAGCCAGTGCGCCGCATGCTTCGGGATGATTGCGCCGGTGGCGCCCTCCGGCATCGCGGCGAGCGGCATGAGGGCCAGACGGTGCCCGTCCGTCGCCGCCAGCACCGCGCCATCCGGCCCGGCCAGCAGCGCGATCCCGTTCAGATAATAGCGGGTCTCCTCGAACGATACGGCGAAGTGTATGCGCCGCATGGCGGCAACCAGGCCGAGATTGCCTGTCGTCGTAAGCGGCCCCTCCACGGCGCCGAAATCGGGGAAATCCGACACGGCGCAGGAGGCCATGCGATAGTCGGAGCCGTTGAACGTGACGGCGGCGAGACCGCCATCCTCGGAAACCGTGACCTCCTCGTCGGGATCGAGGCATCCGGCCAGCGTGCCGAGGCCGAACCAGTCGACCGCCGCCTCGCCCTCCATCTTGCCGATGGTCGGCAGCGCCACCGAAAGCTCCATATCGAGGTCGGTCCCCGTCAGCCGGCCATCGCTGAAACGCACGGTTCCAAGGACGGGGATGGTGTTGCGGCGCTGGATGATGCCGCGGAATAGGCGAAGGCCCGCTCGCAGCTGCACTGCGGTCGTCTGCACTTTCATGACGGTTGCTCCTGTTGCGAGAACGCCTCGTACCCCCACGCATCCCAGCCCGGGCGCGGGTCGCGGCAGAACATTTCGAGCTTGGGCACGGCGGGATAAAGCCGTTCGATCTGCCCGGCGTACCATCCGGGCTTTTCGCTGTGCCGGCCGACCGGGTGCGGCGTGCATTTCACCGGCTGGGTGCCCGGCAGCGGCGCCGGCGGGTTGCCGCGCGTGCCGATCAGCAGCAGTTCGAGATTGTCGAAGCTCCAGTATCCCGTGCCGGTCTGCGCGCCGGGATAGATCTTGTTCCAACCCCAGAAGCTCTTGAAGGCAAAGCCCCACGCCGCCATGCATCGCAGGCCGTTGGCGAGGTCGGTCACCCACAGAAATAGCACCGCGTCGCGCGCCGCCGGGCAGCCGAGCGACAGAATGTCGTCGAGGTCCATGGTCGGATAGTGGTTCTCGGCGCTCTTCTCGCGCCCGGTCACCTCCGAATGGACGAGGAATTTCCAAGGCGGATCGGCATAGATCACCGGGTAGGTCGGCCCTTCCGCGCCGCCCTTCCACCAGATCGGCGCGGTGCGCTCGCCGCGCCGCGCGATCATGTCGAGATGGGCCAGCCGCACGCTGTGCCGCGTCGTCGCCTGCTCGGCGCGGATGTCCTTCGCCACCTTGACCAGCTCGCGGCGGTTTTCCGGCTCGGGCAGGAAGGCGGTGCGGATCGTCCTGCGTGCTGGCTGACGCACGCCGTCGCGCCCCTCGACCTCGTCATGGTGGCTAATTTCTCCACCATCGACCAGTTTGTCCCGCACCGCCTGTACCGTCGAATGATGGACGCCGAGACGCGCCGCGATCGCGCGCGCGGAGATCGACGGCGTCTCGCGCAACTGGTCGGCAATGACCTGCCGCTTCTGCTCGCTGGTCAGGTGCCTGCGCGAGACGTTCAATTCGCGCGAAAGCTGCCGCTTGTCGGCTTCGGACAACCCCTTGCGCACGAAGCGCGGCCAGTCGACCAGGCCGAGACTTTCGCAGATCTCGACGCGATGATGCCCGTCGATGATGTTGCCGTCCTCGTCATACTCGACCGGCACCAGCACGCCGTGCTGGATGATCGACGCTTCAAGCGCGGCGAACTCCTCGGGCGAGAGACGGGGGAGAAGCTGGTAACGGCTCATAGCGGGTCGACCCCCGCATCGAGCGCATCCGCCAGCCAGTTGCATATCGCCTGCCGGCTGGTCAGCCCGTCGATCCCGATGCGCAGCGCATCGACGGCCGCGCCGCGCCAGACGGGCGCATTGATCCATTGGTGCAGATAGGCGCGCATCGTCACGATCTGCTCGCCGGTCATCTCAGACCCTGACAGATACGCTTCGACCGCGGGCCTGAGCACGCCTGTCGTTTCGGCCATCCAGAAACCGGGAACGGCATAGAACCGCATCTCACACCATCCCCAGCGCGCTCTTGTAGAGGTCGAGGATCGCCTCTTCCTCGGCCCGCTCGGCCGGGTCCTTCTTGCGAAGACGGATGAGGGCGCGCATGGCCTTGGTGTCGAAGCCGTCGGCCTTCCCCTCGGCGAACACCTCCTTGATGTCGTCGTTGATCGTGGATTTCTCTTCCTCGAGCCGCTCGACGCGTTCGATGAGGAAGCGCAGCCGTCCGGCGGCTACGGTCTGCGGACCGGATGCCTCCCCGTCGCCATCAACCTCCGCGTCAGGACGCAGCGTCTTCCCCACGCGATCACGCCCGGGCTGGCGCACGGCATAGGCGTCGTATTCGTCACTCGCCGACATCAGCGCGCCTCCCCGATCTGGATCGTGTTGACGCGCTTGCCCTTGTTGTAGATCTCGACAACCGCCTTCGTGATCGCCGTCTCGGACGATCCGCCCGATAGCTTGCGGAAGGCCTCGGCATGCGCAGTCAGCTTCACCAGCGATTGCGGGCGCAATGCAGCGGCGAGATCAGCATCATTGAGGCCGGCATTGTTGCGGATGATCCGCGCCAGCGCCGTGATCAGCACGCCCCGAAGCGCGTGCGCGTCGTCGGGCCACGCGGCACGGATGGTCAGCAGCGCCCGTTTCGTCGGCGCGTCGCCGTAACGCTGGATGCAGCGTTTGACGGCGCTGATCGAGTTCGTCAGATGCGGCCGGTAGTAGCCCTGGCTCGGCACCACGTCGCAGCCGGCCGATTGCAGCACCGCCGAGACGGCGAGCGCGGTCGGATCGCCAGCCGTCAGCCCGGCCCAGTATTGCTCGACCGAGGTCACCGCCATGCGGTCGCGGTTGATGGCGAGGAAATTGCCCGCCTCGTCGGCCATGCCGGCATGCGGCACGATCACCGCCGGCACGTCGCTGATATCTGGGTGCAGCTCGGCCGCCTTCCAGCGATGCTGGCCCTCGACGACATTGTATCGCCCGTCATCCTTGCGGGTCAGCACCAGCGCGCCGAACTTCGCCCAGGAGAAACCCCTCAGGATACGGTCGACCAGCGCCGGCCTGATCTCGCGCTGATAGTTTGAATCGACGTCGATCAGCCCGACATCCACCCAGGCAAGGTCCGGCTTGTCGCCGATATCGAGATTGATGTCGCTCATGCGCCGGTCCTCTCTTCAGCGCGCGACACGAGGCGATAGCCCCTGCCCCACACGGTCCCGATCTCGACGCCGAGCGGCTTGAGCTTCTTGCGGAGCTTGCAGATGAAGACGTCGATAATCTTGATTTCGGCCTCGTCGGCCTCGACGACATAGAGGTTGGAAAGCAGGCTCTCCTTCGAGACGATCGCGCCGCGCGCGTCGCGCAGCTGCTCGAGCACGCCGGCCTCCTGCCTCGTCAGGCAGGCAAAGCGCCCCCCCCTGACGACGATGCCGGCGGGGTCGACCCGCAAGCTGCCGTCTTCCGGCAGCGTCTGGCCGCATGTCGGGCAGGCGCAAGGCATCACACCAACTCCCGCTCGTCGACGGTAACGCGCGGCTGGCGCGCGAGGTAGTTGCGATGGAATCCGCAATAGCTGCCGTTGACGCTGCCGCGCCGCCAGTCCTCGACCTCCTCGGCGCAGAACCGCACGCCGGAAGGCGGATGGCCGACCGGGAAGCGGCAGCAACGCTCGCCGAGTTCGACGAGCCGCTTGCCGGCCGGGTCCGCGCCTGGCGCGATCGGCGCGTTCAGGCCGGCGACGGCATCGAACCACGAGCGATGGAAAGCGGAAGCGGGCGGAAGCGCGTTCATGCCTTCGCCCCGCCGGAAACGAGAGACAATCCGCCTTCGCCGCGCGCCCGCGCCAGCTCGCGACGATAATCGGCGATCGACTCCTCGAGGCGTTGCGCGGCGCGATCCATGCTGGTGGCTTCGGCCGGCGTCACATGGCTGTCGGAGAAGGCGAGCGCCCCTTCGGCCATCAGCGCCGCGGCATTGGTCACCGCCTCCGCGTGGCTTGCCATGATGCCGGCATTGCCTTCCGCCTCGCGCACGCGGTTGCCCACCGGCAGCCCGGCGAACTCCGCCATCACGCGCGAGACATCCGCACGGCCGCTTTCGGCCTCCAGCGCCGCCACGGCGGCCACCGAGGGAAAATCCTTGGCGTCGGCATCCTGCCAGCGCCCGACGGTCGATTTGCCCATGGTCAGGATGTCGGCCGCGCGCTCGATGCCGCCGGCGGCGGCGATCAGGTCGCGCAGCGCGGCCTTGAGGCGGAAATGTCTCACATTGGCATTCGGGATCATGGTTCCTCGCGGCGCAAAAAGGTTTCCCGCGCCGGGAAAACCCGGCGTCGTTTCCCGTGGCGGGAAATGGTCGGAGCTGGTCAAAGTGCGGGCATGGAAAACGCCCGCGAACACATCACATCACGGCGGCGCTCGCGGGAGAGCGTCGGGCGGGACGCCCTCCCGCGCCGCTACGCAGGCACGCGTACTGACAGATTCGGAAAAGCGGTTGCCGGCCGCGCGCACGAACGGCGGCACGGCGACGAGGTCGCCCTCGTCGGTGAGATAGCGGGCCGCGGCGGGAGGAAGCGGGGAGGAGGACGCCCCTCCCGCCGCGGCAATCTCCGCGCCGCAAGTCCCTGCGATGCGGAGATGGAAACTGACTTGCGTGCCGCCGGGAAGCGGCAGCGGGAACTTGCCCCAGGGGGTTTTCAGCGCGGAGGTCATTCGGCGGCCTCCGTTATCCGTTTCTCCGCGAGGATTGCTAAGTCTTGGACTGTGATGGACAGGCCGTCTTTCGCGGCCGCGCGCTCGATGGATAGCCACCACTCGGCAGGGATGCTGTCGCGCTGCCTCCATTTGCGCACCGTCGCGACAGGCGCTGCGATCGCCGTCGCCATGACGTCCACCCGCCCCCAGCAATCGATAACATCACGAAACGAATTCATCATGGCGCGAATGAATAAGACAATTTGTCCTAATTCACAAGCGCCAATCTGTACCGTGATTAAATCATCGCGCTAGGACAGATTGTCCAACATGAAAAAAGCCATGGACGAGTTCACGCTTGCCTTCATCTCGCGTACGCGCGAGGCTCGGACGGCGGCGAATCTCACTCAAGAAGAAGTTGCCCGTGTGCTCGGAATCGAGCAGCCTACCTACAAGTGGTATGAGACGCGCACCCCACTCCCGCATCGTTATGTCGCGCCTTTTTGCACTCTCACCAGAGTGAGCTCTGACTGGCTTTTCACGGGCCGGCGCCCACCGCGCAGCGGCCCGTCCAGCAAGTCCTCCGACGCGGCCTGATCCTATCATTGAGTAATCCCTGCGGCGGTCCGTGCGACCTGAAGAGAATCGGCTGCACCACCGCCTGCCGTCACTACCCGCACAAACTGCACCGGTAGACCTCCGGCGGAGATAAGACAATTTGTCCTTTACGTGAAGGACAAATTGTCTTATATCCATCGCGATCAAGCGATTGGAGAACACCATGCAGCCCCAGCAATCAGCCGTCGGCCGGCTTTCCGGGTTCGTCGACGCCGGCAGGCATCTCCTTCTTGAACTGCATGCCGCGCATCGGCAGCCAATTGCTGGCCAGACGCCGGAAGGCACCAACCTTGTAACGGTGCTTCGCTGCGGCCTCCTCAGGATAGATCGCGTTTGTGGCCGTGTTGTACGCCAGCGCGGAAATCCCACGAAATGCGGGAGGGGCCTCCCCCGCAATTCGGAACAGACTGGCCCGCGCGCTCCGAAGACTTTCTTCGCTGTCCCCAACCTCTTCCAGAATGGCGCGAATAGTCTGGATGCGCGTGCGGAACGCGCGATGCTCCCGGGCCGCGCCAGCCGGATCGACGACGAGCAAGAGGACGCCGGCAAGCGCAGATGTGGCCACAAGCCATACGACGCCGCCAGCTACCTCACCCACCATTGCGGCTACAGCACTCGTCCCCAGCAGCACCTGCACACCGGTAAGGAACCGGTTCAACCTCGCGAAAAACTGCTCGCGGATGGCGTGATAGGCGCTGTCGCAGGTCAGATCGAAACGAACCTCGTGAGCCCGGTTCTTTATTTCTTCGGGCTCGGCGGTGGGGGCGGAGGCGCGAAGTTCGTGTCCTTTCGCGCTCCGTCGCCGAAGGGCGGGCGGGGCGTCGGGCGTGGCGGGGGCGGGGGTGACTTCGGTCCCTTGCTTGCGTGCCATGTGGCCTCTCTCATCAGAATCGTCTCCTTGTGGTTGTGGCATAAGGGGATGTCAGGTGCCGGCGTGTGCGTGAACACGCGCCGGCACCGCTATTTCAAAGATGATTCGTGCGTTCCCGCCACGGAAATTCTTGCCAATGCCCGATATTCACAGGGCATTGCACAATGAGCCGCAAGAATTTCACCCGCAAAGACCGCGCGCGCATCTTCAGCCTTGGCCGCGGTTGCTGCCACATCTGCGGTGGCAGGATTTCTGCCAGCGAGGCATGGGAGATCGAGCACGTCATCCCCTACGCCCTGACCCGGGATGACAGCGACGACAATCTGCGCCCGGCACATGTGAAGTGCCATTCGAAGAAGACGCACGGCGAGGACCGGCCACGCATCTCCAAGGCCGAGCGCGTTCGCGCCAAACATCTTGGCCAATGGCCGAAGCCCTTCGGCAATGCCCGGATCAAGTCCCGCCCATTCCGCCCGACACGCCCATTCAAGCATCAGGAGAAACACTGATGGACCCGCGCCCCCCTGTCCATTTTGGACCGTTCCCCAGCTCGGCCGAGATCAATGAGCAGGTCCGCGCCGACGCCGCCAGAGCAATGAACTGCGCAGCGGGGCAGGTCGCGATCGTATTCGTTGCGTCTCTCGCTATCGGCCTGTTCGCGCTGCTGTGCTGGTCGCAGCTGGCTAAATACGAAGCGGCCCTCGCCGCCTGCGCGAGGGTTTGAGCGATGACCGCCGGCCTGAAGCCATGCCCGTTCTGCGGTGGATCGATGGAAGATCGTGGCTATGGCGCGATTCATATTGACGGCGGCGGCTGCCCGATCGGGGACCACGCCATCGCCGTCGAAAAATGGAACCGTCGAACGAGCGAAGCAGCTACAGAAGGCTGGGACGACACCCGCTCCATCTTGCTCGCCGCCGCCAGCGCGGCAAGCGGCGCCGTCACCGATCTCGTCGAAGCGGCACGGCTCGCGACTGGTCAGAACTTCACCCGGGCCAATCAGATCGAGACCATCACGATGCTGATCGACGCGCTTCGGCTCGCGGTGGAAGCCAAGGGTGGCGAAGGCGACGAGATGCTGCTCGTCTCCCTCGACAATTGGGTGGCCGACAATGCCTGATCGCTCGCCCTTCAACCCAGCCGACCCGTTCGACGCCATTGCCGATTTGGCCAAGTCCGAGCTCGCCTATGCCGGCATCCGCCTGACCGAGCGCCCGGAATACAAGGCGATCGAGGCAGACGCCGACGTTGGCCTCCCGATGGCGGTGATGTGCGGCGCGCTCACCGCCGTCTGCGGCATCGTCATGTCGCACGCGGCCGAGACCGATGAGAACCACGCGATCATCCGCGCGGCCATGACCGCCTATCTGCCGCAGGCCATCGACCAGGCCCGCAGCATCCTCGGCCTGCCGCCGCTGCCGGCCGACACATCCGACCCTTTCAACCAGGAGACCAGACCATGACGCATGCCGCCACCCTCGCGGCGTCACCGGCCACGGATGCCATCACCATCCGCCGCCCCGACGCCGCCAACTCCATCTTCCTCGTCGAGGGCCGCGCCCGGGTCTTCATCCGCGCAGGCACCACGATCGACGGCATTGAGTTCACGCGCGAGGTGGAAGTCGAGATCCCGGCCGACGCGCTCGCGCCGGGCTCGGACTTCCACGTCCGCCTCGAAGACGGCAAGCCGGTCGCGCTGCGGCCGATCTCGCTCGCGACGGACGGCGTCATCGGCGGCTTCCATCTCGCGCCGGGCGGCAACGCCACGGCTCGCGCTGGCGGCGACGCCATGCCGGCGATCAACCCGCTTTCGTGCTGGGACGCCGGCTTCCGCCCTGCCTGTGCCGACCCGCGCGGCATGGCGCTTGTGACGATGCCCGGCGGCTATCGCTTCTGGTGCGACATCTACCTGCTCGGCCGCGACCACGAGAAGGACGGGTCGAGCCGCCACGGCGTCGAGATCGCCGACGGCAACTCCATGCCGGACGGCTTCAATTTCGCGCAGGCCTCGGGCGCGCTCGCCCATCATGGCAAGGAGCTCCTCACCTATGACGAGTTCCGCGCCGCCGCCTTCGGCGTCACGGAAAAGAGTGCCACGTCGCGCGATCCGAAGAACGCCGGCCTCGACGCCCCCCGGACCAGTCGCTTCGGCCTCATGCAGGCCACAGGCAATCTCTGGGTCTGGGGGACGGATGGCGACCCCGACGAGGAACGCCCGTCCCTCTTCGGCGGCTCGTGGTTCGGCGGCTCGAACGCCGGGTCCCGCCGCGCGTTCCTGGGCAACTGGCCGGAGAACTCGGACGGGCTCATCTCCGCGCGCGGCCGCTGCGACCACATGCAGCCTGCCTAGCCCGCGCGGAAGCGCGGGCCTGACCTGAACCGACGATGGCCGCCATGATCCGAGAACAGCACAGCAGCGCCCGCGATCTGGCGATCGTCGAGAAATACGAGGCCGCTGTGATCTACCTCTACCCCATCCTCCAGCGGATGCCACGCCGGCACGGAAACCTGCGCGACACGCTGATGCGGGTGATGTTCGATCAGGTCGGCCTCTTCTACCAGGCCGCGAAGTCGAAACAGGCATCGCGGCTCTACGCAGCGGACGCCAACATGGCGACGCTGCGGTTCTGGCTGCGCTTCGCCGCAGGCGCCGAGATCAAGGCGATCAGCCACGCCCAGCACCGCAATGCGCTCCGGCACGTCGCCGAGGCCGGCGCGATGCTGGGTGCATGGATCGGCGCGGCGAAGCACGGAGGGCGAGCGGGGTCATGATGCGGTTCCCGTCCATCTTCGGCGGCTCGTGGATCAACGGCTCGAACGCCGGGTCCCGCCACGCGATCCTGGACAACTGGCCGGAGAACTCGAACGAGAACATCTCCGCGCGCGGCCGCTGCGACGACCCTTTCCCGGCTCGGCGCGGGTCACGGCCCCGTCGGCCAATGTCCACTGGCGCGCCGCCACACGGCCCGCGCCCGGGTGGTCGGCCCGCTCGTCCTGCTTCGGCGAACACATTGCAGGGTCCGGTAAAGCGGGGAGTAGCGGCCGCCGGCCGTCGAAACCCGCGACCGGCGATCCTGCCATGAGCAAGAAGCACCGCAACCTCATCGGCATCATCACGTCGGACGCGAACATGCGGCGCGCCTTCCGGCTCACCGCGCGCGGCAAGAGACTGACGCCCAGCCATCTGGCCTTCAAGGAATATGCGGCGCTAAACCTGCACCTGCTCGCCGCCGCGATGCGCGACGGCAGCTACGCCCAAGGCGCGCCGCGTCGCTTCACGATCTGGGATCCCAAGCAACGCGAGATCTCGGCCCTCCCCTTCGAGGACCGCGTCGCGCAGCATGCACTGTGCGCCGTCATCGGCCCGATCTTCGAGGCGACGCTGCTGCCGCGCACCTTCGCCTGCCGTCCCGGCAAGGGCACCCATTCCGCCGCCACGGCGCTCCAGGCTGACATGCGCCGGCTGATCAGGGACGGCGACCCGCTCTACGCCCTGAAAACGGACTTCTCGCGCTACTTCGCGTCGGTCGACCTCGCCGTCCTGCGGCGGATGATCGAGGCGAAGATATCCTGCCGCGCCACCTTGCGCCTCATTGAGGCGATGCTGCCGCGCGCGGGCCTCGGCCTGCCCATCGGCAGCCTGGTCTCGCAGATCTTTGCCAACGTCTATGGCGGCGCCGTCGATCGTCACCTTCAGCAGCAGCTCGGCGAGCGCCACTGGTTCCGCTACATGGACGACGTCGTCGTCCTCGGCCGCTCCTCGGGGCATTTACGCCGGGTCCGCGACGAGATCGAGGCGCTATCCCGCAACCACCTCGGCCTGCGCTTCTCGAAATGGTCGATCCAGCCGGTGACGCGCGGCGTCAACTTCGTCGGCTATCGCATCTGGCCCACGCACAAGCTCCTGCGCCGCGACAGCATCGTGCGCGCGCGGCGACGCATCATGAGCCTGAGGGCGCGCGGCGACGCGGCCACGCTGCAGAAGTTCCTCGCAGCCTGGACGGGTCACGCCCGATGGGCAGACAGCCGCAACCTTCTGGCAAGCCTCGATCTGGATCTCGAAAGGACCGCCCGATGAGCATCGTCCGCCATGGCGCGCGCTTGCAGGTCTGCTGCGATTCCTGTCCGGCCGCATACCCGAACACCTACGAGGCGGAGGATTTCACGGTGATGGTGACCGACGCGAAGACGGCAGGCTGGCTCATCCGCAAGGCAAAGCCCAAGGCGGACGGGCAGGACACCTCCGACCTGTTCGGCAGCGCCCCGCGCATCGCCGGCAAGCCGGCGCGAGACGAGCCCTACACCCACACCTGCCCGAACTGCGCCCGGCCGCTGCCGACATCGAGGGAGACGCTCCTGTGACATTACCGGACCTGATATCGCCCGCCGCCGTTGTCCAGCACTTCAACGAAGCAGGCATCACAATCTCGGAGCGCGAGCTGCGCCGCCGTGCCCGCGAACTCGGCGCTTGCCGAGAGATCGGAAAGGCGCTTTTCTTCACCGCCGACGATATTCGGGCGCTGCTCGAGGCGGCGCTCACTCAAGGAACGCGAGCATATAGATGCCGAAGCTCAGAAAACGCGGCGAAGTCTGGCACTATTCTTTCACCGTCGCCGGAAAGCGCATACGAAAGAGCGCGGAAACGCCTGACAGAAGCCTCGCCGAAGAGATCGCGCTCCGCCACGAACTCCGGCTCCGTCGTGCCGCTGTCCACGGCGAAAAGGCAGAGCTGACCTTCGCCGAGGCGATCAACCTCTATCTCGATCACAAGTCATCGGCGCGCTTCCTCGCCCCGCTACTCGAGCGATTCGGCCGCTGGAAGGTCGCGCAGATCGACCAGCCGGCCGTCCGCAAGGCGGCGCGCGAGCTGTTGCCGAGCGCCTCGCCGGCGACGTGGAACCGCCAGGTGGTGACGCCGGTCCGCGCCGTCATCAACTTCGCCGCCGAGGAAGGCCTGTGCGATCATTTCCGCATCAAGCGATTCCCGGAGGGTGGAAGAAAGGCCCGGCCGGCCGGCGACAAGACGTGGCTCGCCGCGTTTCAGAAGCAGGCACGGAAGCAGGACCTTCATCGTCTGGCCGCCCTCGCCCGCTTTATGTTCGAGACCGGAGCGCGTGTCGGCCAATGCTGCCAGCTTACGTGGAGCGACATCGACCTTCAGGCCGGCGCCGCGGTGCTGCGCACCCGCAAGACCGGCGCGAGCGGCGCCCACATGGAAGAACGCACGGCCTACCTGACCCGCAACTGCGTCGCCGACATCGCCAACCTCTCGGATCGCCATCCCAGGCTGGTGTTCGGCTACGCATCGAGATCCACGCTCCACAAGACGTGGAGTCGCGTCGTGGCGAAGGCTGGCATCGCTCCCCTAACCTGCCATGAGGCGGGGCGGCACGGCTTCGCGACCGAGGCGATCGTCAGGGCCGGCCTCGACGTGGCGACCGCGGCCGATCTCGGCGGCTGGAAATCGCGCCGCCTGATGATGGAAACCTACGTCCATTCCGATGCCGGACGCGAGACGATCGAGAAGGTGTTCGGTGACGCAGGCAAAAGGCGGAACAAACGATGA